GCAGCAGATGTAGAACCAGCAGTAGCGGCTTGGTTAGCCAACATTGTGGAGCACATATCACGCTTAATTTCCGCAGACTTTTTGGCCATTTGATAGCTCAACTCTGAGCGGCGACCAGCTTTGTCAACAGCTTCCAAAGTACCAGCAATGATTACATCCTTACGGCTAATCTGGGTATAGTTGCCCAAACGAACTGTAGCTGTAACTGCTGTGAAAGAAGTGATGTCATCACCCTCAATCTGTGCATTGGTTGTGCTGGCAGCAGCCAGGTCATCGGTTTGCCATTCAAAGAAAGTATTGGAAACGTTTTCACGTCCAATATTGCTCATAAATGGTGTCTCTTCTGGAGAGATCTGATAGATAACATTCGAAAGATCCTCACGTACACCCTTTGCATCAAAGCGGGTGTAGGTGTTGGTAATAGCAGCCATGATAAATCCTTAAATAAATTTCTCGAAAAGGGATGCGGCATCTCTGACGCTTCCAGTTTGTGCAAGACGCTTTTTTGCGTTATTTATATCACTCGACTTAGAACTTAGGCTACCTGATGAACCTGGACTAGCCATCCTTGGTGCTTTCTTCATTTTTGCTTGGAATTCTGGACGCTTGCTCATCATCTGGTCATATTTCCACGCTTTGTGAAGCGCCAATAATGCCCGTGAATCAGAGATGCCGTTCAGCTCCTGCTCAGAAAAACCCAATTTTTGACCATACTCCAACAAAGCTTTACCTTCTGCTTTAGCCTTCTCTGGAGAATTCCACTCTGGAATCTTCTCTTTCAATATTACAGTTTCCTGCGCTAAAACATTTTGTATCTGCTTTTGTGATTCAGCTTGATACAACTGATTAAGTCTCATCTGCTCCATTTGTATTGCGTATTGTTGTTGCTGTCTGCGCTGATGTGATGTCCATTGACGGGCATATTCAGTCGGGTCTTCAACTTCTAAACGGTTCCAATCAGGCTGTTGTGGCTCAAACTGTTGTAATTTTTGCTGCAATTGTCCTAATATCTGAGAGTATTGTTCACGCTCTCCACGTACTTGCTGAAATTCAGATTCGACAATCTTGCGTTCTTCTGCTAATTTCTGCGTTTTCCGTGTGTAGTCAGCTTCACGTTGATAACCTCGGATAAGTTCTTCCTTCTGGACTTCGATTTCTTTACCGTCAACTTTGACAATAAACTTCTGTTTCCTTAAGGCTTGCTCCTCAGACTCTTCGTCTTCACCTTCTACTTCCTCGGAAGTTTCCTCTGCTTCTTCTTGCGGCTCCGCAGATTCTATTTCCTCAGATTCGGGTTCGGATTGCTCCTCCTCCGGTTGCGCCTCTGCACCAGTGTCAACACCCTCTTGAGCGTCTAGCATAGTAGCAAAGTTTTGCGCGGCTTGGTTTACTGTAATCGAACCGACTGCATTTGCGTTATCGGACATATTTACCTCTTAGTTTAACATTCATCATAACTTTGGTGGACGACCACGCTGGCGAATCATAACAACTTCAGCCATCTTGCCTGTATCCATAACAGAGCGCAGTTTAGTCCTCAAGATATCTACCGTTGTCAAAAGCAAATAAGCTTGCTCTCTAACTGGTCCTTCCATTAACTTGGAAGAACGAATCTCACGATAACAGTCATCTTCTATTTTTTTGATTAACTCATTTAAGAGTTCATCTTCAAGAAGCAACTTGGCTCTGTCACCTCTTGCGAGGTTAATATCTAATTCATCCATATCACATCATAGGTTGGGGCTGTTGATTACTCATTGCAGCTTGTTGACGGATTATCTCTCGGTCTCTATTCATTGCGGCATCAATCTCCGCACTTTGAATTTGTACCCCGTATTTCAATTCTAACTCATATCTACGCAAAATTCCATCTTGTTCAATACGATCACGCTCACGATCATCTGCCATTATCATTTTTTCACGATCTAATTGCAGTTCAGCAGCTTTCTTTTGGATATCTGCTTGAATAGCTTGAGCTTGTACTTGAGCAAGTGTTTCCTCTGGCGTAAGCCTTGGATTCTCTGGAGGCGGCATTTGAAAATCAGCAGGTAACTGGTTAAAGTAGTTCTGTGAATCTTTAATACCTGCCAGTTGCAACATCTTAGTTAAAGTATTTGTGTACTGTGGTACGGTTACAACAGGGTTGTTAGGACCAGTTTCTTTAATCAACATTTCCTGACGCATGGCAACCTGATTCAGAATATTAATGCGGTCTTCAATAGTTCCATCTCCAACGCCAACATTAACCGTTACATCCATGTTTGAATCCCAAGAACGGGGATCAATTGGCACAAACTTATTACGCAAACGAACCATACGGGCGCGGTCTTGATTTTCAACTACCAGTTTCAAGATTCCTGTAAATAGTTTACGCAAACCTGTCTCAGCAAAGATACGAGCTATCATTTCAATATGCTGGTGAGCGGCATTGACAGTAGCAGAAACCGCTGCCTTGGTGGTGCTTTGCAATGCATCTGCATCTAGTCCTGCAGCGGCCTTAGAAATGCCTGTACGGGTCTGTTTAATGTCATCCAAGTAGTCAAGCATTGGGAAAGCGGCTTGACCAACAAAAGGAGTAGTAAACGGTTGAACCATACCTGGCGCTCTCATGCGGATAACGGCGCCTACTTCAGTGTTCAGCACATCCTCCATGTTGGCCTGCCCCTCAACAATTGCTGTACGGGGGTGGATAGCTTGGGCCAAAGAGTCCAAGATACCGCGCTGGACATTAGACTTAATACGCTGGATATCCATAACCACATCGGCAGGACACATACCAAAAAACGTATGGGGTTCTGGGTCTGGGCAGAAGTCAGCAAACTGGCGGTCATCAACAATCTCATTGCGGAGAACCTTGTTGCCTGTGCCAACAGTGCAAATCCTACGCATCTCAGCAATGCCATCACCATCAAAGTCTACCTTTAAGTAGCCTTCAATGTAGAGGACGCTTTTGCTTGATGGGTCACCATTGTTTGCGGTACTAATAACTGCGAACGGGTTACGGGCTTGATATTCTTGATTGCTGTCAAAGTCATTACCATTTCCTGCAACTTCAACCATCTCATCGTAGTCATAACCCATAGCGACTAGATCGGAAACAGTTTTCATAGTCCTGTGGCCTACAAAGGTGGCCTCATCAATAGACTTTGCTCTACGGTCAATTAGAAACTCTTCTGGTGGCAAAGCCTCAATCTTTACTTTGCCAGATTTGATTCTGCGCTTGATCTCCACATCGTACATCATGGGAGGTGGAGCGCCATCAATCATTTGCTCAGTACCAGGCACTGGGTAATCACGTACAGCAGAGATCTCTACATCTGGGTTTTCTATAAGCATCATCATGCTTTGCTCATCAAGCATAGAGAATGATTCTGCTTTAACTTCTACAGACTCATCCCACCAGTACTTAATGATTCCGGTCTTGCGAACCAAGGCATCTTTAAAAGCAGAGTGGAGAATCTTAAAGCCAGGGTTATCACGCTTGAAGATAAAGTCTACGTAGTCAGTTGCTTGTTCAGCATTCTGTACATCCTCTGGTCCTTGGGGGGTGAACTCAACTACACGCTCTGGGCCAAAGAAAATACGCATCAGACTTGGCAAGATGCCTTGTACTGTATCCCGTACATCCATTGATACAACTTGGGAGCGACCTTCTTCTTCATCACCAAATGGCTGACCATAGTAATACTCAGTTGCCAATGCACGATTGCCACCAATGTCGTCATCTATGAAAGAAATGGCATCATAAATTTCAGCAGAAATAACGCCTTGAAGTTGCTCTTCAGACATTACCTCATCACCCTCCATCTCGCCTTGAATGGTCTCAGCCATCAACATTGGATTTTCGTACATATTATTTCCTTATCGAGCGCCTATGTAAGGGAGGATTCCAGAATTAGTATTTTGCAATATAGATGGAATGCCACCAGCATAATTGTTAGCCATCCCACCGTAGGGATTACCCATTTGTGGAGCCATATTAAATTTGTCATCTTCTCTTTGATTAATTTGATATTTAAATGCTGATCGAGCCATATCACCCATTGTTGCATTTGGGTTCGTCATGGAGTTATAAAAATCCATGCTAGGAGCCATTTGCTGTTTTGCAAAGCCGCCAAGAGTATCACCAAAAGACATTGGAGCTGTCATTGCTGCTTCTGCTACTGGAGCCGCTGGCGCTGCTGCTGCAATAGCTCCTTCTGCCACTGGAGCTGCTCCTGCTGCTGATGCTGCCAAAGATTCAAGAAATGCTGCGAGTAAGGCTTCCATTTAATCTTCCTCATCTTCCATGTTGTATTCTGTCTTAGCCATCATCAACATATTAGATTGATTCTTGCTCATCTTCTTATTGATAGGGCCACCAGATAGCCATGCTGAACAGGTCCGTGCGCCTGCACACTTAAAGTCAAACAGTTCACAGTAGCCTAGATTAGCCGCACCCTGTACGTCTTTGGCGTAGCCATCAGTCTCTTCGTCTATACCTTTTAAGATACAGGCTTCCATTTCTGGGGTTTGGATAAAGGCAGCGCAATTACCGCAACGCATGGTCTGGGCTTCTTCAACATCTGTTTGCCACTCATCTGCTCGCTTCATCCAGAAGTCAACATTGTCTTCATCTGGATTAGCAGGACCATAGCCAACATTCTTAAATGCCCAATCACGGGCTTTCAGATTAGCCTTGATGTCATAGGTAGCAAGAGGGCAGTTCATAGTTTTACCACTTTACTTTATTAGCCCAGTACGCTGCGCTCATTTTGCCTTTGGCAATATTCTCAGCATGACGGGCTTTAAATGCTTCGTTTCTTTTAGATCCGTCAGGACTACCAGAAACACCTTGTTGACCAAAACGAATTAACTTTACTTGGTCACCAGACTTAGCCAATACAGCATGGCTTTTCTCGGGATGACCAGGAGTCTTCTTTGGTTTGTTGTAACCAGAGAATTCTTCTGATCCACGCTTAATCATTTCTTTTTAGCAGTCTTAGCCGCTTGCTTAAAGTCCTTGGCAGTAGGAGCGCCCTTAGTGCCAGGCTTTCTCATCTTCTCTTTGGAGCCAGCCTTGATACGTTCTTGCTTGGCATTAATGTTGGCATACAGCCCAGGTTTCATAACAACTCCGTAACGCTAACTGTTGAAGCAGTAACACCAGAATCTTTAATAACAGCAATCTTGTCACCAGAAGCCACGGGGAAAATTTCAGATGTATTGTTTGCCAACATTGGGCTTGTCGTAATGCTTGCTGTTGGTGCAGATCCAAACTGGATATGACTATGACCTAATGAACAAGCAACTCGAACATGAGTTGTTGAGGCCGCAAAAGCGGTACTTGCAACACTAGAATTTGTTACTGTAAAAACTTGTGTCGTACCAATTCTAAATACATTAGGGATGGTATTTCCGTTGTTATCTCTAGTTAAGAAAGACATGATTTTTTCCTTAAGTTACTTTTTGCTTTGGTTAGTTGCAGTACGACCACCACGTTTGGGCATAGCACGAGACTCGCTCATTGCAATAGCTACGGCTTGGTCACGGGATTTAACCTTCTGACCAGAAGAAGACTTGAGCTTGCCACGCTTGTATTCACCCATTACTTTGCCAATCTTGTTGGCAGCATCATCCATGTTCATAGGAATCTCCAATATAGGTTGCGTAATACTACCATATTGTGTTAATAAAAAAAAGAGCCACTTTTTTACGGTGGCTCAAAATTTCAATGGCAACGGCAATCAAACAAGTCCTCGAATCAACCTTTTAATCGGCTTACCCCAAGACAAATTAGATCCCCAAGAGATAGTGGCAGCATCTGACGCAAATGTCAAGACAAAAGCATCAGCCATGTCAGGAGATTTCAACCCCCTACGTCTAATATCATCCTTGGACTCAATCTTAATTTTCCCATTGGATGTAAATGTATATCTTACTGTCGCTAGTTCAGCAATAAAATCTTCGTTATTGGGTATCTTGCAGTCCCGCTTCTCCAGCCAGGCTTTGGTTTTGTGCCACAACTCAGCCCTTAGATTCAAATAAGTGCCGCCCATAGCAGGACTTTCTGACACATTAATCCCCCGACAAGGCAGTTTTAACTCTCTCAGCCTGTCAACAACACCTGCTCCCAGACCGATAGAGTCAACCAGAATCTCTGTAGGACGGCTCTTGTGGTCACAGGCTTCGTACTGGGCCACCACCGCACCTGTTAGCTGCATCAGGTCTAAGTTCCTCCACCTCTCTAAGGTGTGGACTACATTGGATTGACGCTTACAAAGAACTGATGAATCAGATCCAAAGCGAGCGACATCAAGTCCCCAAACAATAGG